GCGGACTGATCATCGGCCTCCGGGTTGGCAATCAGGTTGGGCAGATCAGCCAGAACCGAGCCCTCGGGCGACTGCGCAGCCAAGGCCATAATCTGATCCATCGTCAGGTACTGCTCCTTCTGACCCAGCTCCTGCTGCCAAGTGACGTGCACGCCAGCCCACCCGTAGGTCCACAGGTACTGCGACAACAACTCGACCTCACGGGTCAGGTCGTTGTACATCTTCGCGTTGGTAGCCCAGTCCATCAGGTTGTGGGCGGTCACAGCCTGATCGAGCTGGCTCACGTTGCTCGGAGAAACCCGGAGCATCGAGCGCCAGAAAGACGTCGAGCACAGATCCACAAGGCCATTGATCACCTCATCGGCCAACGGGATGCGCGTGTCGCTAGCACCATCCCAAGGAAACGCAGGCTTGTTCCGGTTGGCGTCATTCCATTTCTTGCCGTCATCGGTCTGACCTGGCCACCTGCAGTACCGCACCTGCTCGACACGGTCGATCCTAGCGAAACACCCGTAATCGGTAGCACTGCGCCGCAACTCCTCGGTCAATGCCGGCACATTGGGCTCCTCGCCGACCCGGGCCATCACGTCTGTCGCCGTCTTGTAGGAATCTCCTTGCATAGTGTCTTGTGTTAGTATCCACCGCCGCCGCGACTATCAAAGCCCCCACGGCCGACAAAGGCAAGGCCCGAGACCAACAACATACCCAGGCAGTCGATAGGATCTTTGGTCGCGCCCTTCTGCCCATCGCGTCCGGTATGCTCCGACAGCGCATAGATCAGGTTGGTACAGTCGTTGACCACATACAGCGATGGCTCGTTGATCGCCGTCAGCTCCTGAGTGGCATCGTAGGAGAGCTGCGAGTTGATCGCCGACGTCCGCTGGTCCACAGGCACGCCCGGCGCCGGTATGAAGGCCATGCCTTCATCAGTCGGATCTTCGGATTCGGCCAATAGATCAATCAGCGTGGTGCCTCCAGCCTCCGATAATGCAGGCGATCCACCCGCTTTCGGGTCGATCAACCGCATCACCGGCTCGCCATAGCCCAGGTCAGCCTCGATCTGCCTGAACAGCTTCCGGTACTCCGAGATCGACCTCCCAGCCTCCAGCGTCTGCGCAGGCCCAGGCTTCCCATCAGCCTTCTCGCTAGGCAGCACCCACTCGCCATAGTTGGAAAAGTCCGGGAACTCCCGCACCACCACCCGCTTCCCATCCTCGTACACCAGCATCCACAAGGCGTACCAGTTACGAGCACCCGCGGGGTCGCAAACCATATACAGCGTCCCGCCAGCAGGCACCGAGGAAGCCGGTATGCAGTGGATCTCAGGCCGGAACCGCGCAAAGGCCTTCCCAATGTTGTCGCTAGCCCACCCATAGGCTCGTGTCAGGATCTGAGCCATAGGCGAGGCCACTAGCTTCGACTTCATCTCATCGAACGGGTTGTACGGATTGTCCTCCGAGAAGAAGAACACAGTCCTTCTGTTAGTCTGATTCTGCACCATAGTGCGTGCAGCCTTTCCCACAGGCCACGTCGGCAATCCCTGCTTGCCTTTGAGCAACTCAGCCTCGTGGAACTTTGTGATCGCAGACCCCGCGGTGAACTCCTTGTAGACCGAGGCCACACCCTCCAACGGCGTCTGTGTGATCAACAGCTTGCCGCGCCTAGTGATCAACCGATACCGCAGCGTCTCAACCCAGCTCTGTGGCACCAACTCGTCGCACCAGATCAAGTCAGCCTCCCGACCCTCAATCGTGTTCTCCGATTGCGTGTAGTTCAGGAAGTCGCACCGCGATCCATTAGGCAGAATGAATGAGCCATCTGTGAAACCGTTCTTCCGGCTGTAGTTCAAATAGTGAATACGGCCCTTCTTGGTAGCTCGTAGTGCTACAGGCAGATAGTTGTATATCGCCGGCTGCTGCACAGTGACACTAGTGGCATGGCTAGTGTGACAACACAGTACACTAGCGTTCTCCTTCTCCAGCAGCGTTTGCACAACACGCCTAGCTGCCCACAAGGTCTTACCAGCACGGTTGCCGCCGCTGATCAGTAGCTCCTGAGTGGCGCCATACTCCGAATTGGCCACCTCCCAGTGGTCCGGGATGTAGCCGTAGGTGTACGGATCAGCCTTCTCCAGTAGGACAAGCTGCGTGCGCTTCTGCTTCAGCTCCAGTGCCCGAGGGTGGCTGGCGTCGACCTTGGGTATGACAGGGTGCTGAGGCTGCTCGTTCCACCAGGCCGTGTTGCACGCCTCGGTGCAGAAGCGCTTCTGCTTAGGTCCGCTGTGCTGCTTGATGATTACCAGCTGAGTGCTGCAGGTCATGCAGCGCGGTGCGGAGGCGACGGCGGAGGAGGCGGAGTTCACGGCGGAGGTGTGTGTTTTCGAGGGTGAGATCGAGGTTGTCCTGGGTGGCGAGGGTGAGGGCTGTGAGGTAGAGGCTTTCCTGATATTTTTCGTTTTGAGAAACCCGTCGCCTTTTAGGCGTTGCCGCAATCCGCCGACCCCCTCCCCCGGGGGGTGCCGCGGTGACTGCTGTTCCACCTGCCGTAACGGGGTAGGACACTGGCTTTCTGCTCATGGCTCAACGTGCGTTTGGCCCAATGTTTACGCGGGTTTGCTGCGTGTTTGCGTGACCAAGTGAATATAATACGTATTGTGCATCAATACGTCGAAACAGGCCTAAACTCGCGTGTTTCGGTGGTAACGGTGGCGGAGGGGTAGGACATTTGGCGCTACTACCTAAACCGCATCGGGCAGTTGCTCGTCGTTCACAGGGGTCACGTCGCGCTCTTTCAGGTCCTTCATTAGGTCCCGGTGGCTCACAGAGGCTGTCATTGCTAGATGTATGCTGGTTGGCTGGCCTTTCAGTGTGGACAATTTATCCAAGGTCACGCCTATGGCGATGGGTAGTGTTCTATCGTCGATGTAGTTGATAGATGTTTCTGCAAGTCGCTTAGTGCCTTTCCATATTGCTACCTCCATGAACCCAGTAACATCCTTACGCCACTCTTCCTCAGTCTCAGGATAATCTATCGGAACCTTGACGCCTCTTATGTATTTAAACGTGGCTCCTTCTGTTAAACCAGCTTCCTGACTGATAGTCTGCAATGACTTGTTGTGTATCACGCCTTCAACAATGGCGTCTGCCTTCTCCTGTGTCAGTGTCGAATTGAAGTGCTGGTTTGGGTTCTCTGTTTTCTTGTATCCTAGCTTCTCTGCTGTCTTGAGCACCTTCTCAATAGTCTCTTCTGGGTAGCTCCTTATGCCTTTGAGGATACGATTGACGTACACCTCGTTGACACCAGAGGCCTCTGCGATGGTCCTCTGTGACACTCTGCCTTCCCGCTTTCTCTTATCGGGCTTACCCGGCATAAGGCGCAAAGCTGTAGGGGAACTCTCCCCAATGGTTGAGTTGCTTCTTGGGCATCATGGAATAGTGCGGCACTTCACATAGGCTCATCCTGAAGGCTGCCGCGAAGTCCTCTGAGAGGTACTCCAGTTGCCCCGGCATGGTGTCTACGGAGAACGGCATCCACAGCGTGGGGAACTCCTCGACGCGCACGTCCTTGCACCAGTCGATTCTATAGGGGGGTGCTATGTCCACCCTCCCGAGCTTTTCTAACGTCTCTACGAGGCGTTTACGAGGGATTGCGAGGCATCCGCTGGCGAACATCTGAATCGGCACCAGCTCACTAGCCGACTCTGCGTTGGCAGTTTGGAACTTCAGGGCCTGCAGGTGCTCTGCTTTGGGGCGTAGGGCTGGCCTGGGTGGAAGTGTGCGGCAGGGGTAGGGTATGCACACGGTTGCCTGGTGCTGATGGGCGAGCTCTGCCATACGCACGATATCGGCCGCGGCAAACTCCACGTCATGGTCGATCTGCACCCAGACGTCCTTTCCGGAGTCGAGGAACCACTTGGTAGCCCTGCAACGGCTTCGGGATATCAGGGCGTCCTCGCGGATGGTGCGTAGGTCGGTCTGACGATCGCTACGTGCGAAGGTGGCTGTCAGGTCTACCCAAGACATCAGACAGGCCGCTGAGATGCCGCCGTAGGCATACAGGCTGACGTGGATGGAAGGCCTGGTGCCATCCTTGGTCTCGGGCTGCACCACCGACTTCGGCTTGGGTGCGTAGAGGAACGGGTCGTCTATCGGTGTGGTAGTTGGGGTGCTCATTTGGATTCTTGGGGTAGGCCTGCTGCTTCTCGTTCTCTGGCTAGGGTCAGTTCGTGGCCTTTGGAGATCATGTAGACGATGGAACCGCGGGGCACATTGCACGCTTTGGCGGTGCCATCGAGGCTCAGGCCCATGTTGCGGAGCTGATAGGCACGAATCATGGATTCGGGGTGGTGCCTGACGGCCTGCTGGGCGTAGTCCTCGACCAGCATGGGGTCTGGCGTGCCGTCTTCTTGGAACTTCTGGTTCGCAGGGTAGGATATCCAACCAGCTTTGACTGCTCTGGCTACTATCTGCGGTGCTTCAGATAATAGCCTGAGGTTGTCGTTGTGTGTTCTGCTCATATCAATAGCTCGGCGATGGGTCTGTGAAACGGCAGTATTGGCCTTCGTACCACAGGTTGATCAGACCGCACTCGCCGTCACGTTGTTTGGCTATGGCTATCACGGCTTCTCCCTGTGGCTCGTTTCGATCCCTGTTGAGCAGTAGGACCAAGTCTGCGTCGCGTTCGATCTGGCCTGAGTCGGCCAGGTCGGTGAGTCTGGGTATGCGTCCCTTGTCCTTTTCGTTCTCACGATTCAACTGGGCGAGGGCCACGATAGCTGTTTTCGTATCGGTGGCGATAGATTTCAGCTTACCGGACACTTCGGCGATCTCGTAGGTCTTCTTCTCGGCTGCTCGTGAGCCATGTATTTTCTGCAGGTAGTCGATGATGACCAGCTTCACCTTCGACTTGCGTACAGCACGTCGAATGATTGCTGTGATCGAGGCAATGTTTGATACAGCAGAACCGGATACGAACTCAATGGGGCTGTTGGCTATCTTAAATGAAGCAGTGCTCATAGCCTTCATACCACCTTGATCCATTTCTCCGGTCTTGATGCTCTGCATAGGAACAGAGCCGACACTGGATACCATACGGCGTACAATAGACTCATCGGACATCTCTAGCGATATGAATAGAGTCGGAACCTTTGCTTGTATGCCTGCAGCATTGGCAATGGCTATTGCAATAGCTGTCTTACCGATGCTCGGTCTTGCCGCGATGATGGTGAGTTCTCCGAGTTGAAAACCATCGGTCTTTTGGTCGAGAGCCCAGAAGCCCGAGGTGATGCCCGAGAGCTGGCCTTTGCGTGCGAACCTTTCCTGCGTGGCGTCGATGAAGCGTCCTACTACGGACTTAGAGGATTGCACCTCGTCCTTGGAGACCTCAATGGCGAGCCCTGCTTCGGCATTAGAGACGATTTGATCGACGGTGAGGGTGGAGACAGCGGACTCACGCATCAAACGGTCCCCAGCGGCTCGTAGCTGGCGTCTGAGGTGAGCTTCTAGGACCGACTTGGTGAACGCCGGGTAGTTGGCGGCTGATGGGCACAGCTCGTCGGCCTTGCTGAGGTCTTCGAAGGGAGCGGCAAGAGCTGGGTAGAACTTCTTCCACTCTGTGACAATGGTCTTATGTGTTACCTTGTCGCCTTTGTTGGTTATGCCTTTGGCAATCTCGTAGATGCTACGCAGGTTCTCGTTCTGTATTGCTTCACTAGGAACCTTTGCGAATACCTCGTAGCACACATCGGTACTACCACCGATACAACAGCCCACTAGGCCGTACTCGTCATCCTCTGCGTAGAATGGATCGTTCATAGGTAGTTGCGAAGATCTTTGGCGTCGGTGGGGTTGGCTTCAGGCTTGCCTGTCGGAGTACCGAACAATCCAGCTTCGCCTTTGGCACGGTCGATCTCGGTGTTCCAGTTGTTCAGCAGCGTCTTGATGTCACGCCGCTTGTACTTGTTGTTGCCCAAATACAACTGCTCCAAGAGATCGAGTTCTTCCGCGGTAAAACCAGAGTCAAAGGCTTCTTTGAGCAGTTTGATCTCCTTGTCGCTCCATCGGGTCTCAGGCCTACGCTTGAACCAAGAACCGATGCGCATACGGAAGATGTCCAGTTCTTCGGAAAGCTCCGACGCGTGTTTCTGCGGAACTCCTTCCTTTCCTTGTTCCCTTCCCTTCCCTTCCTTATGGCACGCGTCATCATCGCGTGGCTCACGCGTGGTCAACGCGTCGATTTCCTCGTAAATAGCCCCGTTTTCGAGGTGATCCGGCAGAATTGACGCTCGTTCCTTGTTGTTGATCACTTGGTGCTTTGAGAAGCTCGGAATGCAGCCGAACCACTCGTCACCAACGCGATACTTGAGAACGAAACCACGCGTGGTCAACGCGTCGAGCACGCGTGAAAAGTCGACGCCATCGTATGGCAGCACCTGCACACCAATGCGTCTAGGTTCCCACTTGAACCGACCAGCTCTGTCTGCAATGCACCAGAGGCCAGCAAAAGCGATCCTGATAGGAAGCTCTGTCTCCATCTCTGCTTCGAAAAGGCCTTCGTGGTGGAAGAACTCCGGCTTGATAGTGCGGATTCTCATTGGTTCTTCTCCTGATAAATGAGGTAATCGTTCTTCTTTTGCAGATATTGCTTCTGCTTTTCTTGAGCTACTGTTTTGGCCTCTTGAAGCATTTGGCACAACATATCAATGTTGTGCGCTGCAATAAACACGCTTGAGTTTTCGTTAGTTCCAGCAATTTGCTCAATGACAACGTACCCAGCGTACAATGCGTGGATGTTGATGTGGTCCTGACTTTGGATTGCGAGTAGTTTCATGTATCAAACAGAAAACCCCACCCAGACCGCGGTGAGAACTCCCGCAGAAGCGACGGGACGTAGCACGGTAAGGATGGGGAAAAGTTGGTTGGACATGGCTTCTGGTTGTAGTGTCGGCGTTTGCTTCTCACGGCTCGCGCTGACGTACTGCTCCCTATCGTCCTGCTTCCTCGTCGTCTAGCTCTTTGATGAGCGTGCAAAACGCTCTGTGCGCTGTTGCCGGGACAACACCGTTACCGAGGAGTCGGAGCTCATCCGTTCTATTGTCACAGGAGACGCACAACTGGGCATAGTCCAGCCTATTGGGAGTCCCATCAGCGTCTCGCACCACCTGGCATTCAGACGATACGACTCTCGGCGGCTCCCATCCGTACTGCTGCTCGCCGGGACGGCTGGGCCATGCACTGCAACGACTCCAGCCAGTTTGGATTTCGCTGCCACCTTCTCCATGTCCACGTTCTCCCCAGTGTCTTTGTGGTCTCTGGCTGCCGGCGTTGGCCATGACTTCACCACTACCGTCGTCAGGCTCTCCTGGCTGCCCTTCATCCCTCGGGAACGGTCCTGAAAGCCCTGACGTACCTCTGAAGCCACTGGAGACGGCCAAGATGAACACCCGCTTTCGCTGGTGCGGTGCGCCGACTTCAGACGCGCTGAATATGCCCCACGTCGTTCTGTAACCCATTCCTGCCAGGTCTTCGATGACGTCGGACAACCCCAGCGAGATATGTCCTTCGACGTTCTCAAAGAAACAGATCCTGGGTCTGAGAAGTCGAATGCCATCTGCAATCCACGGCCACAGGTGCCGCGGGTCTTGCTTTCCTTTGCGCTGACCGGCTGCGCTGAAGGGTTGGCATGGATATCCCCCAGTGAGGATGTCCACGCGGTCACGAAATGCTTCCCAAGGGAAGGTTTTAAGATTCGGCCAGATAGGTGCTGGGTCCATGAATCCCGCTTCCATTTTCGCAACCAGATTGCTGATGGCGAAGGCTTCGATCTCACAAAGAGCGACTGTGCGCAGATCTGGGATTGCTCGCTGGAGTCCAAGCTCAATGCCTCCGTATCCAGCGCACAGGCCAATGTGTGTAACTGACGAGGTAGAATCCATGTCATGGTGTTCCTAGTAGCTAGGCATCAGAACATCCGCCACCTGCTGCGTGAGCTTCACGTCCTGCAAACAGTAGTCGATGGCTGCCTGGCGGTTGGTCTTCCACAGGTTGGCGAAGTCGGCGCCGTTGCCGGTCTTTTCACCGAGTCCCAGATGCCGACTGATGGCACCCAGGCTCCCGTGCGCCCGGCTGTCTCCGAGCTGCCACACCTCGCGCAGGTCGACGATCAGGTCGTTCCAGTAGCGGCCGTGGCGTATCCAGTAGGGAACGGCAACACGATGGCGCCAGCTTCTCTTGATCAAAAACGGCAGGTCGAAGGCTTTGCAGTTGAAGCCGATCAACCGCGGCTGGCGCTCCCAGGTGTTCAGCAGCTCCCACCATTGCCGGAGCATGGCGGCCTCGCCGTCAGCGTCTGACGACAGGATGGAAGGCTCGTCGCGCTCTAGGCGGTAGCCTATGCACAGCACCTGGCCGCTCAGGGCATCCAAGGCAGCGTTCTTGATGTAGTCGGTGACGTGGTTCTCCTCGGCCTGTCGGATACGCTCGGCGATCTTGTCGGGGTCGCGGGTGTTACCGAGCTTCACGTCGGCCGGGTTGAAGGCCGGGATGGCAAGCTCGCCAAATGGGAGCGCCGAGGTTTCGATGTCGAATATGATGGTTGGATTAGCTGGCATCTGATTTGGGGCGGTTGAGGCTGTAGTAGGCTGTTGAAACGGAAACTTTGAAGTGCTCGGCGATCTCCCGGTAGTTGTGCCACGGGTTGGTTTTTCTCCATTCCTGAATGCGCGCCATCATCTCCTTGTTGATCTGGTAACGGCTGATGGGCTTGCGGGTGACCGGCTTCCAGTGCGGCTGTCGCTTGCTGCGCACCCGCGGCTTCTTGAGTGCATCCGGGTTTGCCGGAGGCTGTGGGGCTGGCTTGACGTAGCCTGGCGGCGGAGCGCAAAGCGCTGCGATACGTTCTGCGGAAAGATCGAGTTTCATTTGATGTAGTGCGCGTTTGTCCGCCGATGCGCGCCCCCGGCAACGAACCATGAGTCCCCCAGCAGCAACAGGCTGCCGGGAAAGTGTTAGATAGGCTTGCCGCAGTGTGGGCAGTTGCAGCCCTTCACTGGGCGTTTGGTCAGCGGCTCGACTCCGAGCCACTCGCAGATCTCGTTATACGACTTGCGACCGAAGCTCCAGACAGCACCCGGGTACAGGTGGCCGGTGCGGTAGAGTGCCAGTGCGTCCTCCTTGCTCTGGATTGCCAAGGCATCCAGCACGCGGTGGGTCCGGTTGGAGAACGGGAAGCCCCACTGAGCCGAGACGTCCTCGAACTTCTTGGCTGCCTTGACCACCTGGCTGATCCGCTGCTTGGTCAGAGACAGCTTGGCGCCGATCTCCTCCAGTGTGCGCCCCTCGGCACGCATCAGCACCACAGAGGGTACTAGGTGGGCTAGGGGTGTGCGTTTTCTACGAATCGTCATGTGTAATATCCTCCCAGTTTCGTCGGATGATTGCTCTAAAACGAACGATGACATGAAATCGTTTTAGAAAGGCACCTCGTCCAAATCGGTGATCTCCCGGTTGGCCTTGATCTCTTCCAGTCGAGCGTTGATTGCGGCGATGAGGCGCTTGTTCTCTGCCGTAATGTCATTGCTGGCCATGGCCTTCGGCATCCACACCTCGGCAAGTCCATTAACAGCTGCCTCAGTCAGCTCCGACACGGGCGTTCCACGGAACTTTCCGACGTGAACCTGAGTGGCTAGGAGCTGCGCCTTGGTGAGAGCTGCGGACCCGTTCTCGTCCTTGGGAGGCCTGTCCTTCAAGCGCACCCACTGGCCGCTTGGAATCAGCTCTCCCTGCTTGAGCGGCATGATGAGCTTTATGTTGGCGTAGGTCTTGGTGCCGTCGGCGCTCTGCTCGTGAGCGATCACCAATGTGGCGCTCTTGCCGATGAGGCTCTCAATGTCGAGGGCCTTGTTCTCTTGGGGCGTGAGCGCCCTGCCGAACCAGTCCTTGAGGAACTTGGTCAGTGCCGCCTTCTCGTGCAACGAGGGCACCAGAGGCTTCGTAAACACCACCCAGGGCTGCACCGGGTCACGGCTGTCGTCAATCAAGTCGAGTTCAAAGGCGAACTTGAACTTCTTCTTGGTGCCGTACTCGGTCTCGTACTCCTTGAGCGGAGTCACGTCGACGCACACGGCCTTGCCGGTATATTCCGGGCACGGTGCGTAGTCCTTCTTACCGCCACTTGCGCTGATGATCATGCTGTCGTCTTACGTTGTGTTGTTGTTGTTGTGTTATTTCGAGGCCTGCTTTTCGACCTCGGAAAGTTGCTGGGCCATCTTCATGTAGTTCGCCCAATAGTCCGGGAATGCATCCCGCAGCTTCTTCAGGTTGCTGGGATCTGCAGCCAATGCCGCGGCGCCCAAGGCACGCACGAAGCTGCCGCCGTACTCCTGCATGGTCCTAGCCACATCACGGTCGGTGACGTTCACTTGATGGCCTTTCCCCTGCGGCGCGTCCAGTAGGACGTGTACTCCAGCTTTTTAGCCTTGGATGCCGCCACGATCTCGCTGATCTCGCCCTTGCGGAAGCGGTAGTGTCCGCTGCCTTCGTGTCTGAGTTTCTCTGCCTTATTCATTGGTCGTTACGATGAAATCGAAGTTGGTTTTCCAACTGTCGTTCAACTGGTTGTAGCTGTTGTTCTTGATCTTCCACGTTCGCGGGTCGCGGGTAGCTTTGGTGTGGCGGCAGCGGATGCGAACGTCGATTGTGTTGAGTGCGGAGTTTCGGAGGTGGTGATGGTGCGGAAGTTCGTGGAGCAGGAGGGTCATCGTCCCTCCAACCATTTCTTGAGGTCGTTCAGTTCGTCCTCCTTGGCTTTCAGCTTCTTGATCCGCTCACGGGCTTTCAGCAGCGCCGTGCGATAGCGGTCGGACCTCGTTCCCAGCTCGAAGATGCGCTCTCCGTCCTCAATGGCTTTGACCTTGTAGGCTTGGATGTCCAATTCCAGCTCGAGGACACGACTGTTCGCACCAGCCAGTTGCCGCTCTAGCTGACGGGCGAATCCAGCCTTCACGAAGTGCTGGAATGCCACGGTGACAACCGGCTGCCGGTCTGTGCGCGGGGTTTTGCTGACCTTTTTGTTGGCGTTAACAAGATGGCTCACGGCTTCACCTCCTTGGCTTTGTTCCATTGCTTAAGAGCATCAGACTGAGATTCAGTGAAATCAGATGTGTACTCTGGGCAGAAATTCCAAAGCAGATTGTTGCCAGCCTCCTCCAGCCGCTTGATGTGCTGCTCCAGTTCATCGCGCTCCTTTCGGAGTTCCGCGTTTGCAATGGTCAATCTGTGGTTCTCGTATGCAATGAAATCGGTATCGCTCACGGCTTGGCCTCCTTGATTTCGTCCCACAGATCAGCTGCATCTGAGCAAGTTTTGCATGGCCCATCCATGAGACATCCGCAGTAGATTGCTGAGTACAGTTTATCACCGACCTCCTCCAGCCGCTTGATGCGGTCGTTGAGACGATTGAGTTCTCTGACGATGAATTGCGGATACAAATCCTTCAGACTCCTATCATCAGGAGTGTGGATTATGAATCCATCATATGTCCCAATGTTCCTGAGCTTCGTGTATTTGTAGCGTTTCACGGCTTGGCCTCCTTGGCTTTGGTCCACATATCAACGTCATATCCATAGCTGAGTTCGTTGGCCATCAATTCACCCGCTGTTTCAAGCGCGGCAACGTAGTCGTTCAGTTTTGAGATTCGCTCCTTCAAACCACCCACCACAGCCACTCCCTGCTCGACATCATCGGTTCCTAGCAGATCGGTGAACTCCTCGCGGAGCTTGTAATGCCGATCAGCTTGCAGTCGCGCTGTGTCGCGCTCTGCGATGAGCAAACGAACACGCTTCTCCGCTGCATCGCGTTCGTCAGCAATGCGAGCAACGTCAGCGTTGGCGGACATGAGCAGTTCTATCTTGCTGTTGACCGCGTTGAGTTCGCGTTCGAGCTGTCGAGCGAATGCGTGCAGGTCTTCGATAGGATCATTGATTCGCTTCCACGCATCCGTCCTCGGTGTATCGCTGATCATTTTCGTGACGTCAGGAATATGATCGCTCATTTGCCCTCCCTCGCTTTGAGCATCGCGTCGGCTATTTCGTAAGCCATAATCGCGCTCTGGTTTATGTTGTTATACCATCCCACTTCATTGATTGCCTTCGCCGCGAAATAGTCGCGGAGGGTCATGCCTTCTCCGGTGGAGTAGAAACCATTTGAATGCTGGCTAGGAGGGCAAGGGAAAGCACTTCCTCCGTCGTTGATTGGTTGGTTGGTCATTTC